GATTTGTTGGAGCATCCGGAAAGCCCCGGCCATCTTATAGTTGCCCAGACATTGCTTAGCCTGCATGATACAACTTTCAACAGTAAGTTTCAAATCCGGTGTGAAAGCGGATTTGTTTATCTGCATTTCTTTGGGAAGTTCATCAGCATGGTTGTTGAACCATACGATCATTTCATTCAATTCCTCTTCGGAATAAGATTCTTTTGTGTCAGCCATGATATATAAGTTTATGTCAATTTCCACAAAGATAACCAAAATATTCACATACACACATTTAAAATGAGAAACATAATATTCCTACCTGTTACAAGATAGAACGACTCAAGTCTATTACGTTCAGACAATCTACCTCATTTCTTTCAAACAAAAAAGCGGTTGTCAGAAAAGACCTCGACAACCACCTTCATTAGAAATTTAGAAATGAAATTTAACAGATTGGAAAATCCATCTTTCACAGACAGATATCTTGTTCATCTCATTAGATTCCCCATCGTACTTCACAGCAAGACGGGGATTGACTTGTTAGTCATGAAGTTCTCAAAAATCTTCTTAACAAGAAAAAAGACAGTACAAATGTAATACTAATAATAAATATATAGATGAAACTTCAACATTAAAATCTTCAAAGCATATTTCTGCACAAATCCCCTACCCATCACGGGCTGGAGATTAAAATTAGTTACATCTGGCAATCAAGTCTATTATATTAATAAATCAATAGCAAACATAATAACACCTTTAGACTATAATGCAATAAAACATTCTGTTAGAGTGAAAATCATAAAGAACCGACTGCCGGAATGTTTTCAAACAGCCGGTCTTTTTTAGAACTAAAACCTGTTTCAAAACAATGTTTATCAAGAATCTGTCCAATATAGACGGGCAGACTTGTTTTTGTCGTAGCTTTTATCGAACTTCGCAGCCGGATGAAAAACACACAAAAACGGATTTGTATTTTTATGTTTGATTATTGTTTATATTTATATAAAAATGCTACACAAATATAATTATTTTGTAAATACCAACGAATATATTAATGTTAAATATTTCTTAAAAGGCTTCTGATAAGTAAGATATTTGATGCTATTTACCACAAATTATCAGAAAAAAAACTATTTTTCCATCAAACTAAAATAAAAAAACGACTGCCGGCTTTTTTGTCAACAACCGTTTTCATACAAAACGAAATTACTTTACCTAATGAAGAGTAAAAAAATACCTGTCTGTCACAGGCACATACTCTTATTTCTGTAATTTTTGCCATGAACAGTTTTACTCCATTCTGCCACACAGCAGAATGAAGCCAAATGAACTAATAGACACTTCGCCAAGTGCCAAACGTACGAGTTCGGAATATGGTACAATATAGGAATTTTATAAACCAGGTGTTTTCCCCTGTGAAAAACGATTAAATAATAAGTTTAATTCTCATAAATTATAATTAGGTCTACGCTCTCAACGAATACCCCGGCTTGTGACAAGCCGGGGAAATTCAAATTTATAAATTTAAAGTCCTATGATGAAGATTGTCTGTTGCGCCAATATATTCGTACCACCAACATGACGACAAGCAAAACAGCTACACAAACACAAGCAAAGCCTATTTGTTCAGGCAGCGTGGATTCTTTTTTATCCTTTACCTCTTCAGTCTTGTTTTCCTCATGTTTGGTGGAAGTAATTTTTTTATCAGTTTTGACATTCGTAGTATCGGCTGCCACCGTTTGTCTATCCTCCTTTTTATTAAAATCACCTTCTACATGCCCATCTGCCAGTAATGGAGGTTTCCCGATCAGGCTGTCGGACGGTTTTCTTGTGTCATAAATACGGAAATCAATTACATAGCTGCCATTAGTGGTAATCAGTTCACTCAAAGAGGTGGTTGATCCATGTACGATGTTGACCGATTCGCTGGCACTGTCCTTCCTGATTACTTCTGTGTCGGACTTGACAACCTTATGCGAGCTACCACAGGCAAACAGCAGGAACAGACACATAAAAGGAGCCAGTAATATGTGCCGGCTTACCCAGTTCATAACCTTAGCCAACATAGGCAATGTCATTTACACGGTTCATCCAGCCTCTCTTAAATTTATTATTGGTCGGACGCTGACGACAAATATCTTCAATGAAATCAAACCGTGCAATCTTGATCATGTCGAACAACTCACGCGGATTCTTGGCATTCACCGCGGCAATGGTCTTGGGACCTACAATGCCATCCACCGTAACACCAAGCAAGCGTTGAGGAATCTTAATTCCGTGCGTACCGGATGCCCAAACCCAATCAACCAATATATTAGCAACTGATTGGGATTTAATCTCGTCAGCTTTCCATCTGTCCCAATAATGCGGTTTGAGAACACGGTTAACAACATCCTCATGAGTAAGCAGATGTAGGTCATCCACATCTATGTCACCGTCACCGTCCTTGTCATAGCCGCACGATTTCCATGCACCGATAGTCACTCCCATATTGGTAGCCCCACCCAAATCGTCAGGGTCATTTACAAAACCGCCCTCCCATTTCAGAATAAACGGGGCAAGTTTTCTTACGTCAGCCATTTTTCTTTTCCTCCTCTTTCTTTGGTTATAAAAAATATTGTTATTTTTGCAGTAGACTTAACGTGCTTTTCTGGGTAAACCAAACTCAATTGTACCGGTCTGGCGAGACCGGTTTTTTATTATCCTGCCGGTTCGTCTTTTGCACTTCGTCAAACAAGACCTTTGCCACTATCCTAGCGATATCATCTTTATTCTCGATGATCACACTCATTGTTTTCTCAGCCTTGCGTAACTCCGCTTTTTCCCACGATTTTTCACGAACCGATTTAAACTCACAAAAAATACAATAACCCGTCCAGATCATTGAGAATACAGGAAAAGGAATAGCCACACAGCATAACAAATCGATGAAGCACAACTCTATGAATGGAGTAAAATACTTCTTCGCCTTGATAGCTGTTTTCTTATACCCAGTGGATGTTCTTGCCTCCCCGCGTTGTTTGGCCTTCATTATTCCTGAGACCAGATCCACAAACATAGCGCCGATAGTGGCGGCGATACACAGGGCTATCAGTACAATGTGTATCATCATGTGCTCGTTGATAAAATTGTAAATTACGTCTTTCATTACTTTGTCTTGATTATAAAATATATTGTTTCAAAGATATGTCTATTTACTTGTGTCATTGTTGCAGAATTACTTAAATCCATTGCCACGATATGACAATAAAAAAAGAGCCTGATGACAATATTTATTGCCATCAAGCTCCTGGTTACTCTGCAAAGATAGTGAAAACTATTCCATATTCAATCCATATTGAAAAAAATAATCAGGAGCAATATTCCGATCATCCGGAAAATTTAAAGAGTTACAATATTAATAGAAAACAAATAGGATTCATGAAATCTACCGGTTATCTATAAAATCAGATGTTTCTAAGCCCTTATCAGGAAATATCTTTACTTTTCTCCTTTTTCTTTGAACGTTTTTCAAGTCACGTACTATGGTGCTGGAAAGTATCTCTGAATAAATCTGTGTGGTCTTGACGGAAGTATGTCCGAGCAGCTTCTGGACTGTTGTAATCGCAACTCCCTGATGAACCAGCAGGGTGGCACAGGTATGACGGCTCACATGATAGGTTATCCGCTTTTTGATACCACACAATCCGGCCAGCTTTCGAAGCTGCCTGTTCACCTCCGAGTTGCAAGGCAGGGCTGCAAGACTGCCGATATCCGGATAGCGGTCAAGAATGCCCAATGCCCTGCTTTCAAAAAGCAAATGCAACGGCAGACGGATTTCCACCCCTGTCTTGACGGATTTGAAGTACAGCCACCTCTTACCGTTTATCCTGATAAAATTCTCAGGTGTGAGCTGGCAGAAATCAGAATAGCGCAAGCCGGTATAACAGCAGAATAGGAAAGCATCGAGCACATGGCGCATGGACTCTTCTTCCACTTCGACTGTTTCCAGCTTCTTCAACTCGTCCGGGGTAAGAAACTCATGTCTGCCTTTCTCCTGCTTGATCTTGTATTTCCGAAAGGGATAAGCGTCCGCGTGCATGTATCCCTGGTTGATTGCCTCATTGACCAAGGTACGGAGCTGTCTCATGTGCTTGGCTATCGTATTGACCGCGTTACCTTTTTCTCTCAGGTATTGTTCAAAATCACGAAGGAATGTATAGGTAAGATCCTTGAAGTCCAGCCCGGAGCGAAAATCATGCAGGACCGCCAGTGTCGTATGCAGGTTATCCTTGGTGGACTGCTTCTTGTCCGAATTGTCAATGGCTGATTTGGCGAAAATG